TTGTTGCCTATGTTGCGACGGAAACCTTGATTTACGCTTTAAATACACCGGGTCTTGTATAAAATCCCCAATACGGTGCCTAACGAGCGGTGTTGTATCGTCGTTCGCTACAATCCAGATGGTTTTGCAACCTGCGTAAGCGCACTCTAAAACTGCCCTTTCGATGGCATAAAAATTAGGTGCGATAGGCATCAGACAGTCGTGCCAGTCCAACTGAAAATCCATTTGTTTGGTTACAACTGGAACAATACCGGCAAGGTGTGTCGTCATAGGATCTCGCTTAATATGCCTAAGTAGTTAGGCGGTTTCTTGGGGTCTTTTATAAGGTCAAATACTTCATCATAGCGGAACTCAAATCTTTCGTCTGGTTCGTAGTATGTTTTCACATCTTTCTCGACCACCCTCTCGGCAGGCTCGATTTTAACGGCATAATACTTGTATTTATTGGGGTTTTTGACATCTCGTCCATTTCTTGCGCCACGGATGCCAACCTCTTTCATCATTTTCTTAACTTTAAACCTGACCATCGTATCTGAGTAGTCGTGGTCTTGTAGTTGTTCATCTGTGAGATAAGAGATAGAAACTAAGTCTTTTAAGTTTTTGTTGTCGCTTCTGTCGGACGGATAAAAGATTATCTTGCTTACAAAGTCATCACCTGAGTTTAGTTCGTTGTGTGGGTGCGAACAGCCACTTCTAACATTCACCCAGTCAATAACTCTGTTTTTGCCTGCTATTTGGCCTGACATTATGGGTAATCCGGAGATCCCCTCGTCATCAAAGATTATTAGTTTATCAAACTCAAACTTAACAACTCTGTGGTTCTCGGTCGTAACTGTCAATAGATTATCAACAACTCGCAAACCTGCTGCGTTATTAGAAAGTGGTAGATTTCCCGATAGACCCAATAAAAATAATAGCCTCTCCCATACTTGACGCTGATAATACATCTCAAATGGTTCGAGGCCGAGAAAACTTAAATCATACTCGCTTTCTATCTTGTCGTAGCGAAAGGGAGGCTTTGGGTTGATGAAAATGACTGGTAGATTGTTCTTATATGCGTGAAGGAGAGAAGAGAGACAGCCGCCAATAACGATTTGGCTTTTCTTGTAAATATGCCTATCTAACTTCATTTTAGCCCCTAAATGATCATCAATAAACAAGCCACCGCGTTATTTGTCATATGTGCGATCATTGAATACTCAATACCGCCGGTCTCTTTTCGTAACCAACCTAAGAAAAAACTAAGTGGAAGCAACCCTAATATATGTAGTGGTTCAACGTGAACTGCTGCGAAAATAAGCGAAGTAATGACCCAAGTTTGATTAGTGTTGAGTTTGAACTTACACATCTTCCACAACCAGCCACGAAACAGTATTTCCTCGATTGGAGGGATAACAAAAACGATCATCGCAAAAACTATTAGTTGTAGCGGACCAATCCCCGAACCAAAGAATTCAGATACGGTCTGTAATTCCTCTGGTGCAATACTCGGGAAGGTTTTAGCCAACCAGTTAACGATTATAGATGGAATAAAACTTATCGTTGCTCCACCTACAATCGTTTTAGTAAGAGTGGCTTTCACTTACCTTGGCCTCGATACCTCTTTCTGTACCCCTTTGGCACTGTGTCGCCCGAGCCCTTAGCCTTAAATTTAGACCGTTTACCCTGTCCGATAGTAGTCTTTTTACCAAGGCCTTGCTTGGGCCTCCATCCTGTTGCTTTAGCCATTATACGCTCCTTCTTAGTTTGCTAATTTGACCCTTAAGAATAGCGTTTTCTTCTCGTAGGGCCATAAGTTCTAGTTCTCCAGCCTCATAAGACTTAAGAATGTCATCACAACCACCCAAGAATACGCCACCAAGGAATATAGCAGGCAATGTTTTTTGTCCTGTGTCCTCGATGATCATTTCTCGCATATGAGGGTCTTGCGTGATATTGATTGTATGTAACGACATTTGCATTTCTTGCAAAATAAAATCGCGTGCCTTGTCACAATACGGACATCCGTCCTTTACATACATTTTAAATACTGGTCTTTCACCTAGCATATTAACTCCAAATTAAATATTTAAACACCAAAAGTGTTATGGTCACTGCAATTGCTGTTCCTGTAACCAGTTTTGTGATTTCTCTCATGGCCGCGCGGGCCAGTAACTCATTTCTTTGTTTTCTTCGCATCTTGCTTCTCTATTAACATACCTACGGCTCGGCCTTCTTCATCTTCAAAGAAAAACTCGCCTTTTTTGTTTCCCTTTACGATCTTATCGTATTCTATATGCTTTTTAGCATGATTCATAACAGTTTGTTTAGTTTTAGATCTTTTTAGTTTTTTGCCTTTGATGTGTCTGCCATCCCATTGCCAAAGTTCCCACATTATTCTTTCTCGCTGTTGATAAAGTCTTCTAAAATCTTGGTCAAAACTGCCTCTTGGCCTTTGGTTATTGGACGAACATCGCTATCTTCTCTGACGTGACCGGGGTAGTTGCTTGTATAATCCCAATAGTGTAGCTTGCCTGAGTAAGTTGTTCTATAAACAATCTTAACGGCATCTTCATCAACATCCTCTGGGAACCTGAACTTATATTTCCTAAGAGTATTGGCTCCAAATCTACAATACAAGCCATTTACAACATACAACTCATATTCAGGTGTTACGAACGGCGTATATGTCCTGATTTTGGATACTAGCTTGTCTAAGCTCACTTTTTAGCTTTCCGATAAGCACCAACAGCAACCGGCCACAGGCCTTCAGTGATATCCAAGCAAGCCTCGGCAACCTTTTGAATCTCCCATTGTGCCCCTTCGTGTGTGCGAAGGTCGATAAACTTTAGAAGATTACTTAGATTTACTGTGCCATAATACTCGGTGTACATGTTTTGAGGTAAGACACCACGGGCCTGTTCGCGGCAAACGCCTGCTTCAATCATCTTGTTAAAAAGGCGCATACTTTCTTCGTGATGCTTTTTAACTGCTTCGCTTGTTCTCTCAACTGGTGTGAAAAGCATCGGATCTGCTGTCTCGTCTGGATTACTCGCCTGTCGGTTGGATTTGTGTTGTGTGCGAAAATCGGTCGGCTCGTAGAACTGAATGTTTATATCAGTGTAGCGACGACTAATTTCATTATAACTCCAAGTCCGATGACGGTGATGCTGGCTCCGAACAAATAAAGGAACCACAAAACGTAAAGTAACAACGTTGTGCTCAAACGTAGAGGTGTGCTTGTGCTTAACCAAGTAGTTAATAAGTCGTTCATCTTTTTCATCTAGTTTTTCCTTGTGCTTGCCAAAGCTAACGCGGGCACTATTAACGATAGTGAGATCGTCACCCATGTGGTCCACGAGGTCAACGCGGCCAATTCCGTCTCCATAGACATCTATACTCCTTTTGGTATCATCTTTCATTTCTGCTCCAAGTTCTGAATATGGCGGTCGATATACCACCGTGCTTTCTTCAAATCTTCAATCGTATCTTTATTCTTCTTTCCGGCCCTTGATACATACTTAACCACGTTTCCCAAGTGAAAGTTAAGATCCCAAGCCTCGATAATCTTGATGGCTTCGTAAGGGTTCTCTTCTCCACCATAGTGGTCCGGGTGGTCTACCTTTTCTCTCGGGAAAGGCTCTGATGAGGGCACTGTTGCTGAAATCCATTCTCTCTGCGTTCTGTATGCTTTTGGATCGCTCATTCTGGTTCTACGACTGCCATAACATGGCCTCGCTCGACAAGATAAAACTTATTATCTCTAACTTCGATTTCTCTGATAATGTGGGTTGGGATAATAAGAATGTCACCATATTTATAATCACCCTGCGGATCACTCTTCATAGAAACGGCCTTATATGGCTTTTCCGCAGGTTTATAGTCTTCTGGCAGGGCAATCAAGCTCTCCCGCTCTTCACTCTCATCAAAAGATAATTCAACTTCAATCCAGTTGTTTTTAGGATCTAATTTCATTTATTGCCTCCATACACATAATCTCTAATAATTCTTTCATTTGTTTTGAACTCGCCAAAAGTCAAAAACGAAGTTGCTTGATTTCCACAGTTTTTGCACTCAAACCTGACTGCAACGTGGCCTATCGAAGCCTCGATGTGACCGCTGGGGACGAAGTAGTGTTGCTTCTCCCCTTTGCACTTCCTCATCATCTCTGCTTTTGGCACTAAGTGGTTAAATTTCATAACTCACCTCACCTTTATATTATAACACCCAAACGGGCCTGTGTCAAGCGATTATTTAATTTCGCAAGCGCCGCCGGCACAAGCCAACTCGCCTTGAAGATCTGTGTCATCTTGCATCTCAACAATGTTAGTAAGATCCACAGATAATAGCGATTTCAACATCTCGTTGTATGTTTCCTCATCGCAGTCCTCAAACGGTGCTTGCTTGTAAGAGTGGTCAGAGTGCGGAAGGACAGAAAGTCCATTATAAGTCGCACGGTTCTCCCACATCCACTCGCCAACCGCGTCCCACTCGTCTTCCTTGATAGTGACGGTTGCGCTGACATTGTGAGTATTTTGGCCTTTCCAGTGACCACTCTTGACCCACTCCGCGCTGACCTTCTTAACTCGATTAAGGAGTTCTAAGGCCGTCTCTGAGCGTGTTATGGAGCCCTCTGGTGCCTTCTGTGGTGCAGAGATCACTGCTGTATCGTGTGGACGGAAGAACTCGTCTTCAACCAACTCTGGATGATTCTCTACAAGATACTGATAAATGGCCTCGTTCTTGCCCACTCGGATACGACGAATGTAATAGTCGTTGTGCCAAGCGTGAATACCTGATGAGGTTCCGAGTGTCAAAGAGGTGGTTCCGGCTGGTTTGACACAAGTTGTGCGGGCTGCGGGGTTAATGCCAAGAAGTTCGGCAACACGTTTGTTTTCTTCTTTGACAATCTTAGCTCCAGCTTTCATATCTAACTTTAGGACGTTTCCAGAAGCAATACCCGTCATAGAGACACCGATAAGAGAATCTTTCTCTGTATTGCGTTGCCATACTGGACGGAGATAGTGAAAGTCTGTGTAAGAGGCTTGCAGTGTACCAATAAAGGCGGCTGCTCGAACACGGGCCTCATACTCTTCTTGTGTATCCACGTTAGAAACATTAACCTCAGTCAAATTACAGAACTGGAATGGTCGAAGTGCGATCTCGCAACACGGGTTGGTTCCCCAGTCTTTATCAAAAGTAAAGTAGAAACCGGGTTCTCCTGCTCCGCTTGCTCGCACTCGTTCCCAAACGTCATTAAAGAACTCTTTGGTTACGATATGTCGCATAAGAACGATACTATTGTTCGCTCGACCTCGTTGTGGATTGATTTCCCACCAGTTTCCTGACTTTGCTGCGATCATTTCGTCGTCGTCTGCGGAGAAGAGTGAAATAAGGGCAGCACGTCGAATACCGCCTGCAAGCACGGCATCGGCGATGTGGCATATCATGTCGTGGACCTCAATCGGGCTCAATTTATCGCCGTTCTCCTTTGTGTCCAATACTCCCTGAAGTTTTACAAGGCACTCACGGAGAGGTTGTGGTCCGGGGGCTTTACCGCCAGAAGTCACCAATCGGGCGCCCTTGGGACGAATATCGGAGAAGTCAAAACGGAGTTTGGACGTGCCCTTGAAATACGAGCCGATTAGTGCCTTAACGGCGTCGGCCCAACCTTCAATGGAGTCAGAGACAAGATAGCGATAAGTACGCTTGCCGCTTGGCTTTAGGATAGCGGGGAGTTGTTCAACGTGATGCTTCTGAACCGAGTAGCCCACACCTGTGCCGCCGAGGAGCAAAAACATAGCCTCCCCAAAAGCACGAACATCGTCAATAGGCATATACGCACAGTTAAACACTCGGTTTGGCGCAACTTCAATAGGCTTGCCTCCAAACTGCATAGACCTCATAGAAGGCAGAACTTTCTTATCGTACACATACTTATACGCTGCTTCTATTTCTTGTTCCATCTTTGGAAACTTCTTGATATGCATCGCTTTGTTACGATCCACCAATTCTTGAAATGTCTCTCTACGGTATTTGTCAGCCAAATAACGAGCATACTTCATATGCACTGTAATATCCGACAAGATCTCTGACGATAACTCCATTTTCTTCTCCTATTCCTTTTTCTTTTGATTACTTCTAAATTTCTTATATTTCTCTTTCAATACTTCGCTTTGGTCTTTCGCAGTCAACATATTTTGTTCTTCACCAGTTTGCGGTAATACTTCGATTTGAACATTTGCGGTGTGCATAGATATTGGGAATACAATACCGTCAGGACCGTTCCTGTTCTTAGCCACGAAGATTCTGCCTGTATTAGACTGTTTATCTTCTACGGTTCTCGAAAGCGAAAAAATAAAGTCAGAGACAAAGCATTTGTTAAAGGCTTCTGAGATAGATTCCAGTGTGATAACTTCTGCATTTAGGCCCGACCTATTTGTTTGTGATGCGGTCCACAAGCAACATTCAAATTCCTTTGCTAAACCGCGCAACTCTTCATAAATAGATTCCAGTTCGTTTCTTTTCTCTTTTTGGGCCGAAACTGGCCTCAATAAATCGCCATAATCGACGATGACCATATCCGGCAAGATGTCGCGCATTTTCAACTTTTCTAAGTGAGTCCTCAATGAGCGTGTAGATGCAGACTTCGTGGGATACTCCTTTACGATTAGGGTTCCCTCCATATCCTGCACCTGCTCATAGATTTCTTCTTTGAAAGAATGCAATTGGCCAAGGGGGATTTTAGTAATACACGAATCGTAACGGCTCGCGACTACAGTGTCGGCCAACTCAAGTGTATAATGAACAACAGTTTTTCCTAACTTTAGAGCCTCAGCCCCCAAGTGTACAAGTACCATTGACTTCCCTGCCCCCGTTGGCGCGATAACCACGCCTAACTCGCCCTTGCCGAGTCCACCCTTACATAGTCCGTCGATGTCGTTCCAGCCCAGCGAAATTGGATTTCGGGCCTTCAACTCAAAGCGACGTTCGAAGTCTTTTAGGTAGTCATAGCCGTGGTCGGTATGATCGCCCAACTTGATGGCATCGTTAATAATCTTAGCAATTTCATCAAAAGAGGACTTTTCGAGCAGCGGAACAGACTTAATCATTGCTTCTTTGAGTTTTTGCTTGCGGCAGAACTCAAGCGAAATCTTTTTAATGTAGTCTGAGCC